GCGTCTTGAATGCCGATAACCATAACCGACCAGTCGGCGCCGGCTTCGTTCATTACGGCTGTAAAGTCATTGTTGCCGTCCGCGGGCAAACCATCATCGTCTGTAATGGCATATACATGAATAACAGTGTCGCCGTTTGCTTGCGTCAGTACCAATGTCGGTGTTTGTCCGCCATAATCAACACTGCTGACGGTCGTATCAGATGCCCACCGCCCCATAATAATGCATAAAATAACCCGATTGTCACCAGACGGTTGGTTATACGTCACAATACCAGTTGCAGACGATGCATCTGTAATGACACTAGTGCCGAGTTCGGTTGGGAAAGGCATTTCTACTTAGTCATCTGTTTGTTGTTTTTGTTACGGACAAACGCCCAAAGCGAACCAGCCCTCAGCAGGAGTATTCACTTCTAATGGCGCATCTTTATCAGACCCAAAATCAATGTAACAGATCAACGCGCTGGTCGCATCTGCACCACTATTCCTGAAAATGACCATGTAGCGCGCACCTGTCCACGTATCCGCGTTCCATCCTGTAATATCATCGGATGAGAATTCACAGCGGTCATTCGCTGTATCTACTGTGGTCGCAGGATTTGCCAATGTCTTACGCGCATACCCACCGCCAACAATCTCATTGGCAGATATGTCATCTACGAACTCGTCTGTATCGATGTTTGGCGTGTAGCCGCTGTCAAGCAGCATCGCCTGGATCGTATCATTCAGCAGGTCAATGTCCCCATCCATGAACTTTTTGAACGCGGTATTGTAATATTCTGTCATGCTAAACTCCTAGTTTTCATAGAACTGTTGCAATTCCAAAGGAAGATTTTCTATTGTGCCGTCTGCCAGAGCATACAATTCTGCATACAATTCACTGTACCCTCCCCATCCACCATAATAAGCTGTATCAAAAATAGTGCAATATTCACATTTTACTTTAGGAATGAGTATTCCAGGAAACATAGCGATGTAACCACAGTAAGTATTGTGCAGGTCGTAGAGGTCGCAAGTTTCCAAGTATGATTGAATTACACTCTTGAATTCTTTGGTTGTACTGACAAAACGATAATTTCTGTCTAATTGATGTCCTTTCTCGTGCCAACAATAGAATTCTGTAGAACATGCAATTGCATCTGTAACAGGATTATATCTGTTCATTTGTGGCGGCATTGTTAAAATCGCTGTAAGTCCACTAAAAAGTATCATTAAAAGAAACGTTATAATAAGTTTTTTCATATCAAACTAATTATACAATACAGTTTGTAAACGTTATATTAATGATTCTATCTCAACCCGTACAGCGATGCGGTATTTCCTGCAATAAGAACAGTACCTGGAGCATTCCAATTATATAGTTGAATGCTAGTAATAGCGTTAGTGTTTTTCCAAATACTTCCATCAAAGTTAAGAGAATTTTGAGAAGGATTGGTATTAATCAATATAGATTGCTGAATTGTTGTCTTATAGAACACTTCTTCTGCATAGTTTGGAATAAGTATTTCAAATGGAGACACAAGACCAGCAGCAGAGTTAGAATCGTTAAGATTACCAAAAGGTATTCCATCAGTAAGAGAATTAGAACCTGCTATAAAAGATGCGTTGCCAAATCTTATATGCTGAGTATTATAGTTACTCCCTGTATCCTCATTAAAGCTTCCTGCAAAAAATTCCCAAGGATTCACACCTGAATTCGTCATGCGCACCGTGCCAATGATTTTCAGATGTTTATATGTTTGTGGAATATTCTGAAAATCGTACGCGGTCATGATTCCATCAGATGTAATACTTTCGATCAATTCAATATCTGGCTGTGCCTGCAAAGATGTTCTTGCATACTCTGGGTCACTAGAAACAGTGATTACTCCTCCTGTCGTAACAAGAACTTGCGCTAACGGAATTTCCCATATTCCACCACTATTCTGTGTCAGCGCAGGAGCAGTTGGCGATGCGGCTTCTGTTCCCTGCACAACAGCGACACGCGCTATTTGACTGCCAGGGTTTAGTTGTACAACTATTCTATCAATACGCGGGTTTGATGCCGGAGTTTCTATTGCCAGTGTCAATTGAGAATCATTCTCATAAAACCAACCATTCACTAATGCCGCACCGCTTTCAACAATCACGCCACCGCTAATGCCAGATACCGACAGACTGTTTAGATAGCCAAAAAGTACACCTTCATTATCGTTTTGTGTGAACAGTTTTTTCCAAAGACTATGAAAAACAGTTTCCAAATATGGCGCGAGCGTAGCATCCCCGGTCGCTATTCCTTCCCAATAATAAGAAGTCTCGGTCATTAGTTTAGTCCATAAAGTGTTGCTCTACTGCCAGTAATAAATGCTCCACCCGCACTGTTAAATATTGTCACTTGGTCTATTGCAGATACATCTTTCCAAACACCGCCAAAAAGTCCGATGTCAAAGTCTCCAACAGTTGTATTCGGAATGTGAGCCATAAGGTTTTGCGCCGATTTATAAAATGTTGTGTTTGCATAATTTAGAATAACTATTTCGCATATTGATGCATGATTAGCCGAACCACTTGCTCCTGTAACAAGTCCAACGTCCATTTCCGTTTGATTCGTAACCGCGTTAGCCGATGCTGTTGTATTTGATGCAAGTCCTCTCTGTCGATTATAGATCGCACTAGAGTCATTGTTAAAGCGCATTTGCAAAGTGGCCTCCAACGCGGCTGTATCAATCCTCCCAATAACAATAATTTTTAAATGCTGGTATGTTTGTGGAATAGATTGGAAATCAAAAGACGTAATTATTCCATCTCCATCAATACTTTGTATTTCCTCAAAAGCAGTTCCAGTAGATTGGACCAGCGGACTTCTTGCTGGTTCTCTCTCGTCTGTAAGCGTAATTACTCCGCCAATTGTAATGCTCACTTGCGCCAACGGGATTTCCCAGGTCACGCCATCCGTCTGCGTCAAACTCGGAACGCCCGCCCCTTCAACCCCGGTCACAATCGCTACGCGCACAGTCTGTGCCGCCCAAGATTTACGCAATACTACCCGGTCTACTCTTGTCGCCGCTGCAGGCGTAGAAACTGTGTTGTCAACATCTGCATCAGTCTCATAGAACTTCCCATCCACCAAAGCCGCGCCAGTCGCTACCCGGATCGTACTGCCGGATGGGTTCGTAACCGCCAGTTCATTCTCGTAATTCTCAATATATCCTTGCGTGGTTCGGTCACGTTGGAACAGTTTACGCCAGATATCTGAAAATTCATCGTTATCATATGGCGAATATTGTCCATCCCCAGTCGTTAGCACTGACCAATAGAAACTCTTTTCTGTCATAGTTAAACTCCAATATATTTATCAAACCAGCTAATAGCGATCCTTGAATTCGCATCTGTCTCGCCCGCTGCAATTCCGATTTCGTTCACTCCCCCAGGCGCGCCAGGAGCGGGTTCGAGATGAAACGTTGCCAAATCGCTGTCAGAAGTTAGTTCGCCAACTAAGTTATTTCCCAAATCATCTGTCACAGTCTTATTACCAAACTCAAGATTGATTGTCACTGTACGACCAGATACAATCGTACTTTCAAGTTGTATCTTTTCCTGTGTCGTGATATTTTGAATCACAGGTTGGATCAACGGCCCCTGCATGATGATCGTAGGATAAGATTTATATGTGCCGACATAAACAATTTCATTCGTAGGCACGCTGCCATCTGAACCAAATTCGATAGGAAACGTGATCGGAAATTCCAATTCGTCTGATACACTGGGAAGCGTCAAGTCGGCAAGCGTCTGGTTTGGATCAAATAAAACAGGATCGTGCGCAATGAATTGGATCGCTTCTTGAAAACTGAATTCATCCCAGCGTCCTTGTTGCGTCCCCATAAAACCAGGCCCGCTTTGAATGAACACACTCAAATCACGCATAGCGTTGTTAGGCTGAATGATCCGCAATACCCCGGATTGAAAACTTCCCAATGTCTGTCGATTAGGGCGAATGAAGTTCATAAACTCGGCTCGATGATCCCAGTAATCTTGCCTACACTCGCCATTGTAGCGGTGAAGCAACGTGATAACTCTAGGTCCAAGAACGAACCCCAATGGCGTTTCCCCATCTTGAAACGGGCCTCGCTGAGTACGATATTCCACAGGAGGCATCCCCAAGCCGCCAATGCCAGCTATCATGAACTTATCAATATTATTATTGAATCGATATACTTCACCATCAGGCGTAATGTACTGGTTGAATTCTACTTGGCGTGTACGTGATAATGTTGGGATCATCATCTACCCTAATACTGCTACCATCGCCAGATCGTCTAATATCGTGTTTGGAGCCTGTGTGCGATAGTAATTAGCGTTCACTACTGGATTGAAACTCTGGTCAACTGAACCGCTGTTGTTCACAACTGAGGAGGGTAAAGTTTGCGGACTAACACCCATGACGCGGTCGCTTGCCATCACAAGGGCCTTCTCTGGGCCGCTGATATTATCTTCGATCCCTTTCATGAGGCCTGCCATCCAGTTTTTACCGATCTTAGCGAATTCAGTAGAAGGAGAATGCGTTCCAGTAACTAAGTTAATAAGATCAAGTGCTTGCTTCACCAATCTTTCAAGCCCTGGAAGCAGCACATTGTTGAAAAAGTTTCTAATCCCATCCCATAAGCCTTTAATAAGTGACTGTCCTGCATTAAAAAAATTGTCTTTCCATTCTAAAATAGTATTTGGTAAACCAGATATCCAATTAACAATTATTTCTGTTATTTCAGCAGTTTTCTCTTCAACACCAAGTTTCCAACCTTCTATTATTTGTTCTATTGGTGACAAACGTGCATTTCCCTCTTCATCTTGAGGCCCAAACAATATATTAAAAAACTCAGGAAAAACAACATCAGTAAAGTATCTAAGTTTTTCCTCAATAGAATTCAATATATCGGTTGTAGATTTAAGAGCAGTATCAAAAGCTAATTGCCAATGACCAGTAAAAAGAGCTAACACTCCTGTAGCTACATTAAGCAACCAAGTGATAACGCTATCTAAAACTCCTAAAAATCCTTCTAAATCTTCATTAGTGTCTTGAATAGTGTTATGCAAACCAATAAACTTATCAATTAAAAATAAACCAATTTGAAGTCCAGCTTGTTCAATAAGAGGATGGTTATCAATAAGCCATTGTTGCCACTTTGCACCTTGATCTTCTAAAAATTCTTGAACTTTTGTATTTAAACTTTTAAAACTAGTTGCTGTATCATCGATTGATTGTGCAACTTCTGTAGGAATTCCCAGCGAGAGTAACGCATCCTTCAACCCTTCCGTTTTTAAAAGATCAACAAACTCTCCAAACTCATCAACAAAGTTAGAAAAACTCTCAATTTTATCAGCAATCGCGTCACCGAAATCAATAATTCCCTGTGTAATATCTTCAAGGTTGATTTCAATACCTAAAATATCAAATAATCTTTCCAACGCGGGCAAAAACTTGTCTCTAATAGCATCGCCAACAGTTTCAGCCGCTGGTCCTAGTCCTTCTGCAATCGCGTCAATAAGAGGCCCTAAATTCTCTAACAAATCGCCAAAGATAGGCAATAATTCTAGCCCAATTGTCAACGCCATATCGCGGAACTTGTTCTTGGTGATTTCTAACTGTGATTCAAATGTGGCATATCGAATCTGAGCTTCACGCGTTAGAGCAGTATTTTCTTCATACGCAGTATTAGTTTGTTCAAGAATATCACGAAGATCTACTCCAGCTTTTGAAATACCCAACAGAGTACGCGTCACACGCCGATCCGCCAACCCTAATTCATCTAATGCAATAATAGCATCTTCGCCTTGCTCTTGTAATCCTTCAACAAACTGTACAAAAGCTTCAGTAGCATCTTCTTTCCACAAAGCCGCAAACTCATCAGCAGACAATCCAGCTACTGAGGCAAACAGGTCTAGTGAATCCCCTCCCAGCGCTACAGCTTTGATGATTTTAGCCATTGTGCCCTGTATAGCCGACCCACCTGCTTCTGCTGTAATACCAGCTTTAGCAATCGCAGTAGCAAGTCCTAAAACATCAGCTTCAGTTGCAGTTGTTAATGATGCGGTTTGTGCAATATTGCGTGCGGTTAACAAGACCTCACTTTCGAGCACGCCAAGGTTATTACCTGCATATACTATAGTAGAAGCTATACGTTCAAATGCGTCAGCGGTTACATCTCCCGTTTTGCTCATCACAATACCAAACCGGCTTAATCCTAAAGCGGCTTCTTCAAGAGAAAGCGAGTCAGCAGAAAATGAAAGAGCAGCAACAGTTTCAGTAAATCCAGCTAATTGATCCTCTGCAATTCCAAGTTGCCCACCCAACATACCAATTTTCGATAACTCTTCTAACGAAAGAGGAACTTCTTTTGCTAAATCTCGAAATTGCTGAAACACTTGTTTACCCGTTTCAGTCAAATCGAACAAGTTCGTACCCAAAGTATTTGTGGATTTCAGTACTCCTGCAAACGCAGACTCAACGCTAATAGCAGTCTCAATGGATTCCTTTCCCAATATTCCAATACCAACCGCCGCTCCTGCAATTGCCGCTCCCACTACTACTGCTCCCGCTACTAATGCTCCTAATGCAAGACTAAATACACCTAATCCTGCCGCCGCTCCCTTACCGGCTAATCCAACTCCGTTAATAGCCGAATCCATCTGACCCAATTTGGTCAGGAATGCAGCATAACCTTTAACTACTGCTTCTACGCCTACAGGTTCGATGTTCGCCATTATTTACGTCTCTTACGCTCTGCTTCTAGTTTGCGGTTCATCGCATCTTCAGTATGCACTTTCTTGAGTCCTCGCAGGATATACCAAGCAATCACAGATGCTTTGAAATCTGTGTTATATCCAAAAGTTTCCCATCGTTCCAGGTCAAGTCCGGCTTCAACACATGCCTCGAACTCAAGAAACCTTTGCGTATGCGAGATATTAGGATCAACTTTGTGCCTCAGCGCGTGATCCTGGATCGGTTCCGCGTTCCTCGTCATCTCGAAAGGATTTCATCGCCGCAGCGACTTGTTCCTCCGTCACGCCTGCATGTTTGCGCAGTTGATCCAGCATTTCACCATCGAGAACTACGTATTTCTTGTAATACAGCTCTTTTGAAATCTCATCTATAGCAGATATCTCTTTTTCATCGATCACATCAAGATAGATAAGATTCTTCAACCATGTATCATCTCCTGGTAATGGGTCAACCAACTCCACCCCGAACAGAACCATTGCGTTCATAGAAGCGTCAACGCGTTTTTGCTGTACATTACGCTTTTCCTCTAAATAGTGAGGATGAACTGGGTTAGGAATTCTCTTGGTGGGGTCGTTGGGCGCGTCGGTATGCGGAACCATTGGAACCACAGGGTCTTTGATCTTGCTTTGCACCGCATTGATCGTATAGGGTGGAACAGGTTTGAACCTCACCCTGATACCAGACTTCAGGGTTGTGATCCCATCCTGCTCCACCCCATTATTCGATTGCTCTTTCGCTGTATCGATTACTGCTTTCTCAGCAATTTCTGTTATGTCCATTTGTATCTCCTATGTGGAAACGTTTGATATTCAATTATATTTACGTCAAACAACCTGCTCTACGTTACAGCTTTTGAAACACTGCACACTGCCTAGTCGTTAATCGTTGCCTACTACAATGAAACCGTCTGTACCGTCTGCATTCAATCCAACGCCTACGAGGAAATCAACATCTTCCTCACAAGCAGCGATAGCATTAATACCATCGTTATTGGGCATTGCGTTTGCAGACCCTAGTGGCATGCGAATGAAAGATGCGCCACCGTTGATGGAAACATAGGTCTCACCCTTATCTGTAACAGTCGCTGCAACGTACATCACAGAGGCAGAAGCCATTGCGATGTCAGTAACTGTGCTTGGAGCAGTTCCTGGCAATGTCTTTTCAGTCCAGGTCGCGCCGCCGTCAAGCGTGTAGTAAAGCACGCCAGCAGCAGAACCAACAAACCATTCGGTCTCACTCTTGACCCACACGCAGTTGAGATCAACGCCAACTCCTACAGGAGAAGTAGCCAACGCTGAAACGAGGTCATTGTTGATGGTCAAGATCACACCATCGTTGCCAACGGCTACCCCAAATTCCTCAGACAGCATGTGAACCGCATTCAACTGGCTGATAGTAGCTGCGCCAGCATCGATTACAGTCACGCCAGATGCGGGATCAGTGGTCTTGTAAATATAGCCGCCATTGCCAACTAGGTAAGCCACGTTCCCCAAAGACCAAATATCTTGCGGCGCGCCTCCAGTCACGAACCCAGTATTGATCTGAGTGAAAGAAGGATCGTCAGTTGCAGTAAATTCACTAATGAGAGCGATGTGCATTGCATCACCGTCAGTAGCCGCGACCACAACCACGTAAGTCCCTACGCAAGCGATGCCGGAAGGATCAACAGCAACGCCAAGGGTATCGATATCGTGCGCTAACCAGTTTTTACCGCCATCCAGCGAGAACACAACGTCCGCAGGAGTGGATGGAGAACCGCCAGCAGCTTTCGAGATAGCCATCAACCGCTGACAACCATTAGATTCGGTCTCGCAATTACCACAAGAAGCCGAATCGCACACGATCACATCAATCAATTCATTCGTGACCAAAGTTGGTTTGCGTTCTGCCAACGCGACAGGAAGATATTCATACATCCGCGTTGCGGAAATATCGCCTGTTTCATCGACCTTGCCCTGCTCTCCTGGTTCCAGCGCGCCCATATCGTCTGTTGAATAGGATTCGATCAGCACGCCTTCAAAAATCATGACTTTTTGGAAGTCATCGAAAATACCAGGATTTTCACATTCTCCAATATGCATTTGCAGATCGAATTTACAGCCTGCCTGTGCAAGTTGGAGCATCCGGCTTTTGACCTCTCTGGCAAAGTGACCGACCATCGAGGTTGTTGGCCGTTCCTCCGCATCGCGGAATTCTGCAACTGGATCAAACGCGCCGTATTTGCTCTTACTGGGTTCAAACACAGGGTTCACACTCCCAAAGCTTTGCTCGAACGAGCCAAACTTGAGGAAGTTCAAGAACTCTGGAGTGTGATCGGGACGCGCTTGCCCATCGATCAGAAATACACGAGTGAAGGAATTGATTAACGGAGTATTAGCCATATTGTTTCTCCTTATGACCGTTCATTTGAGGGACGACTCTTCTGAATCCGGTGGGGTGTTCTTTATAAAGTTGTTGTATCTTTGGCTGAACCACAAGCAAGATCGCATTCGATAATCCTTTTTCAGTGATATCTTGCAGTGTAATCAGCCCTCGTTCAAGTAATAGATTGTGTAACTCTTTCTCTACCAGTCCCCAATCGATCCGGGACAGGTCTGGTGGGTTATATGGGATTCCCTTATCAACATCGTAATGGGACATATCATCAGTAATAAATGATTGCTTGGTTTTACCATCGTTCTCGTCTACATACTTGATTAGTTTCATGCCGCAACTGCTCCAACATTCATCACGCGCTCACGCGCTTTTGAAAGATTGCGATAGACCTCAACCTCGCCGCGCCGCGTGCCGAACGGATTGACTAAGATTTCAGGCGGTGTAAAGATCGTGTTCGTACTCTGTCCAGATTCTGCCAGGTCGCGCCTGTAATATTCCACAAAATCAGCGACCGCAGTCGAAGCACGGAATCGCATTGACATCCGCGCAGTAGCTAAAACCGCAATATTACGCGCCAAAACTGGATCAAGCTGATCGCAATCGCCGCGCAGTCCTTCCTCCGATACTTCGCCAGAACGATACCAAACTTTCACCTGGTCAGGTTCACGACATTCTGTCCACGCCGCTTTCTCCCAAATCTCATTATCGGAGTCATATGTTGCGGGCACTGGCACAGCCCGTCCACTTACCACATCACGCACCTGCAAACATCCATCCTGAGAAATCAAGGAACATGCCTCGCAACCTATCCCGCCACAGGTCGTGCAGACTGTAGGAAACGCCAACTTGTTAGGTTCGCGCTCCCAATAGAACACTGCGCTTGGCTGGGAATAGTCAGTATATTCACGGCGGACTTCAATACTTGTTACATAATTATCAGCATCCCCAGCATCGATAGCAGTCACTTCTTCAGTAGGGATCGCGCCTGTCACCTCAGGATCGAACAAAAGCCAACTGTCCACAGTGATCGTCACTGCGCCGCCCGCGATAGAAACAGACTTCAACGGGCGCACTTGCCACGCTTGAGAACCATTCTTATTTGCAAAAAATAGTTTGATTTCACACTCATCGGTCAAAACGGTTGGCACGGTGATTGTAGCCAGCGTGTTCCACCCATCGCCATTAGGATCAGAATAGACCAATGTCGCACCAGCGACAGTAGCAGTAGCAACCAAAGTAGTAGCGCGCCGTCCGCCCTGGATCAGTTTGCCAAAATTCAATTTGATCTCTTTTAGCTGACCGCGTACATTCTGTCCACTCCCATAGTAGTTGCGGCGGTATGTACGCGGATACTGATGCATTTCCTGAGATATCCAACAAGGCGTAGGCCAGTAGCCAATAAACTTCGCAATCTCGAATTCAGCGTCTTTAATAAGCCGGGCTAACATATCATGCGAAATGTTATTAGTGTCTTGCCAGGTGTACTGTTGCCATAGCGGACGTTCAGACAGTTTGGTCGCGCCAGAAGTTGTGAAAGGTTCAGGAGTAACAGAAGGCAAACGCGCGCCATTAAAATGCAAAGGACTGATACCCAATATCTGAGCATAGGTATCTAGAGGGAGTAGAGTATAAACATCTGCTCTAGCCATTACTTATTACTCTCATTACTAAACTTAGCCATTGTAGGCAATCCTTTCAACTATGATCGCGCCCGCACTAATCGCTAACATGTAAAGTAGCCAACCGTAGAACGATGTATGCACCATAATCAATGCTGCGATTGCTGCAAACCATAGTGAAGAACACCAAACACATTCCAGTCCTTTTGCAAATCCATTGGTCGCTTCGAGTTCGCTGCTTTTGTTATACTTGAAACCAATCATGAGCCTGAAACGCACAAAAATATCCCAAGGACCATCCTCACGCGCCAATAGGGATGAGATGCGCCAAACTGCGAGAGAAGCGATAAGTAGTTGTTCCATAAATAAAAAAATCGGTAGCGGCATAGTATTTCTACTATCGCTACCGATGGGGTAGTCAGAATGATATTCAGTTAGATTTATTATACACTATTTAGAATTAGATTCAAATGATTTAAGACAAACTTCTCGCGTCAATCGACAATGCTTCAATGATCGCTTGCGCCCGAACTTCGCCAATGCCTTTGATCTTCTGCAATCCCTCCACGCCTACAGACAGAATCTTAGCCTTAGTATTCAATCCTTGCAACTGCAGTTCATTTGCAATCTGCATAGTGATCCCAGGCAGCGCATTAAGATCGATCTCGGTATCATTTAGACCGACTACGGTAGATTCGGTCACAGTTTCAACTTCTTCTGCGCCAGTCTCAACAATTTCCTCAACCACTGCTTCTGGCTGAGAAATTGTCACATTAACCACATTAACCACTGCCTCCGGTTCTGGTTCAGGCTGAGAACTTGCCACCTTCGGCGCAATATACTCAGGAATTTCACCAGAATCAGGGTCGATCTGTACTAAATCTTCCTCAACCTGCGGTTCTGAATGCACCATAGGCGGCGCAAGCGGCTTCGGAGCAGGAAGTTCGCCAGAATCTACCACAGGCGCAAGCGGCTGTCGCTGCATTTCCCTGAAATATTGCGGCTGCGCTTCCATGTCGGCACGATGAACAAGAAATCGTTCACCACCACCGCGATAGCCGTAATCTATCCGAGTGACCGCGCCAGTTACTTTATGATTGCCGCGGTTTGGATGCGTATATTCAGACATCACAAAATCTTTATCTTGCATTCGCTGCTGTTCAATGCTTAATTGACTCATTTGTTGTGAGATATTCACGCTCACAGGAGAAGAGGATGGTCCCTTACCAGGACACTTGCTGCAACCTGCCATTTCGATCCTTTCTAACACACTTTCAGAGTATTTTAACATATTTCGAGCCACACCGCGTCCTTCCTCGTTCTGAAGGCTGGCTAATTCACGCCGTCCGCCAGTATATAACCGGTAGACGACCAGCGGTTCTGGGATTCTACGATAACAGTAGCCGTACCGCGCCATAGTCCAATGATAGAGAACATCTTCAAAAGATTCCATAGATTCATCAAACCCCCCAATAGTATCATGCCATACTTTAGGAATAAGACAGGTCACAAGACACCAGTGATACAAATTCCTAACTGGATTCTGTTGCGCTTTCACACAGTCGTAGTCCGCAGAATGACCAACAATAAGCGCTTTTTGCTGTGGTTCAATATACTGTGCGATAGTATCTGGCTCAAAGTTCTCTAATAAATCTTCTTTGGACGTGATAATAGAATTATAGTAGTCCGTGTAAATGATCCCATTGTAATCCTGCCATGCCAGCAGCATCTTCTCTAACGCGGTCGGAGCAAGCGTGTCATCCGCATCCAAGAATACAAGGAAGGGCGCACGGGCGACTTCTGCGCCACGATTGCGCGCCCAGCCCGCGCCATGAGATTTATTTGCATCTCCATGTATTCGAGCATAGGGATAGGCTTCATTGAAATGTGTAGAAGCTACTGTTCCATCCCAGATTACTATCGCTTCCCATCTGCGAAAGGTTTGAGACTCTAAACTATCTAATGCGTCCTCAACTACTTTCTCATGTCCTGGACCAACAGGGATCACTACGCTTATAGTCGGCTGGTCGTATTGGCGAACAGGATGCGATGGAAGCTGTTGATTATTAGCGTTCTTTAGCGGCGTAGCACGAGAAGCGAACGGGTGCTGTTTATCAATCGCCCACGGGTGCATTCCCAACCAGAACGGTTCTCGCAAAGATGCAGGCGTAGACGTATCGCCAGACACACGCCCGGTTTGCCAACTGTAAATGAACAATCCGGCATCGGTCACTTTCTTTGCCCCATACCCGATTGACATGATCCGCGCCCACAATTCAGCGTCCTCGGCCCCTGCGCTAAGCGGGGCATAACGCGCTTTATAGCCGCCTGTGCGCTCCCACGCCTCTTTACGGAATACACAACAGGTCGGAATTTGGTTCAAGCCACGTAAGTTATCTTGACCGCGTGGAGTCAACTGTTTGTCATAATCCACCTGTGTAGGCCACGTAGATAGACCCTCTGAGCCGTCAGGTTTGATCGCCCATAAACCGGTATAGACGATCCCCAACGAACGATCCTTCCGCAGTTCAGGAACACAGGCTTCAAGAAAGCGTGGGTCAATTTGGTCGTCTGCATCAAGACAGCAAACGAACTCGCCGCGCGCCATCTCGATCCCATGATTGCGAGTAAGAGCTACATTGCCATAATCGACTTTCACATATTTCACAACGTCAAAACTTTTGTTCAGCGTTAACGCAATTTCTTCCGTATTATCGGTAGAACGATCATCTACTACAATCACTTCAATGGGTTTGCGACTTTGGTTCACTGCACTTTTTACCGCGCGCTCAAGTACATTTGCATAATTATGTGCAGGAATTATGATTGAGGTCTCACCTGCGAAAGGATGCTCTTCCATCGCAAGTTGATAGACTTCTGCAACTTTCTCAACTGCTGATTGCCATGTCCACTGTTTTGCAGACTCACGAGCATTCGCGCCTAATGTATCCCGATGTTTAATGCAATAATCCAGTCCAGTTGCAAGATCTTGCAGATTATTGACCTTCGCTAGATAGCCCGTTTCGCCATGTGTAATCAGTTCTCGGTTGCCTCCCCAATCGAAACCCAGAACCGGAACACCAGAAGCCATTGCTTCCAGAACGCCGATGCCAAATGTTTCTTTAGTAGTGCTGAGATAAACCATTGCGCGCTGAACATATCTACGCATTATGCCGTGATCCACTAAGCCGATACCGCGCACATTGCGCAAAGGCTCAACCCAGCCTTGTGGAAGATAGGTCGTAACGAATTCGATGTTAGGGCGACTACGAGCCAAAAGCATCATAGGAGTAGGATCGCACACATCTGCACGCCGGTTCTTATTCCACAATACGTAGCGTTCATGTTTCTGTGGATACCACTCGTCAACATTAATACCATGCCCGATCACATGCGGAGAAAAACGCATGTCGCGCTCGATAGTTTCTGCCACCCACCGTGAGGGGACTGTGACCTGTTTTGCACTGCGTAGGGCTTCAACAATGTCTGCATTAGCACTATACTCCCAGCCAGAAGCATTGTAATCTCCACTCCAATACAATCCATGAAGATGACAAACTGAAACTTTTCCACGCGTTATTCCTGCATGTGCTGCTAAGATATCATAGTCTTGCGAATCTTTTGCAACAACTTCTACTCCGAAGTCAGGAAGATATCTTGTATAATGTTCAACTACACGTTTTATACCACTCTCATGATTAACAAAATCGTCAAGATGGGGAAACATTAATACTCTAATTATCATATTCGATTAAATCCTTCAAAGAAAAATTCTGTGACAATTCAATGTTTGCAATAAATTTACCATCCCAATTCTTATGTTGATATTTCAATCTTATAGTGCAAATTTCAACAATTTGTTCTTCATTCTTCAACTCAATCAGTGGATAATTACTTTCATTTATATCAAGCGCAGTAGTATTGTCCCTCAAAGCACGAGATATATCAACAAACATATCTGTTAAATAATCACCCAAGTGAAAAGCGAATAATATTTTCCGAGAAACAGGAAACTCATATTTTTTTTGCTCCTCTATAATCTCCTTATCTATAAATGGAAAAATAATGCTATCACTAGACGCTTTTAATATAATTGACACTCGCTTACTCCTATGTTACACTAGATTCAGACCACGCTCTCACTCATCCCGTGCATTCAAGAAGCCATCCGTTATGGGTGGTTTTTTGAATATGATACAAAACTAACCAAAAATTGCACCAACTCTCGTATCAAATGCCACGCACGTTTCAAGATTCCTCTCATCTAGAACTCTTTGATCGCATATTCATACAGCCTGTCCAACACGAACTGTACCTGGTCGCTGGTCAAGTACTGGTGACAGCCCACATAGAAACCGTTCAATACAATATTCCAACTCACAGGGAAGTCCTGTTTTGGAAGATAGACATACGCAGGCTGGTTGAGAATTGGTAGCATATCGCGGGTTTCAATGCCGTGCTGGTTCAGGAATTGGGTCAGCTTTTCCTTATGTCCCATTGCGCTGTTCTTCAACACGATAGGATACATCATGAACGCGTGTTCGTTCCCCTCCATGATCCTGACGGGCTGGAACACATCTTGGTCGAACAGGCTGTTGTGCAGTTGCAAACTGGCAGTATAGTGCCGTCCGTGTTGATTGCGCCGCCCGATCATTTCTTTATGCACTTCCAACTGCGCCAAAGCAACTGCGGCTTCAAACTCGGTAATCCTGAACGAGTGTCCAATCGCATCGAACAAGAACTTGCGTCCGACCATGGGTTTTGGTGACATATACTCATCCAGGTTCAAGTTTTCTAAAGTCAGTCCGTGGTTGACTAGTGAGCGCATCTTAGCGGAATAATCAGAATTACTGGTAGTGGCGATACCGCCAACACCCGCGGTCAGCAGATGTGCGCTGTACATTGAAAAACATTCAATATCCCCCCAGCTTCCTACCATTCTGCCTTTATGTGCTACAAACATTGTCTCACAAGAATCAACGATAACTTTGAGATCATAGACTTCAGCGATTTCTATGATTGCTGAAATATTGCAAGGTTGACCAAACAAGTGAACAGGGATGATTGCACGAGTGCGGTCAGTGATCTTTGATTCGATCTGGTCAATATCGATGCCGTAGTAAATTGGTTCGATATCCACGAACACAGGGGTCATATCATTATGCTTCACGATATTCGATGTAGCCACGAACGTAGTCGCTGGCACTAATACTTCATCGCCCCGGTTCCAGTTGTATAGTTCCTTGAGAGTTTGCAAAGCAACTTGTAGTGAAGATGTACCACTGTTAGAAAGCGTGCCGTATTTTGCTTGGTGAATACGTGCGAATTCACGTTCAAAGGTGCGGGATTTATCGCCGTAACTGATAATGCCAGAATTTAAGACCTCATCCAGTAGTTCTCTCACTCGCGGGGTCGCCTGGAACGTCCCCGTGTCCACCTTCATATAGTTGTCCGTTGTCATCTATGTATCCTTTCTCACGCAGGTAATCGTATGCAACTGTTTCAACCTGTTCTATCTGTTCTTGCGTGAGGACTGTTTTATATTTTCCTACTTTACCATCTGCAATGTGATTATCCCACATTAAAGAATTAGTGTTAAACCTTTGATTGCTAGCATCATATTCCTGAGTAGCAATGAGTTGCTTGTGAGCTTCAAGAGTGTGACGCGACATAGCATATACTAATTCTGACGGAGGCATACTTATTTCTAAAAAATATTTCATTAATTCCATTTCATATCCAAACATATACTTTTCATAGCTGGTGATATGAATTTGTTCTTTTGGTAATGCTATCCATAGTTCATGTTCCCGCAGTATCGAGGGGATTTCAGTGTTCAGAATATAATCCCATATCGACTTCTTCCTCATCTGCACATAAGAAGCTGCAATATCTCGTATGTCTCGATAGATATGGAGTGCTTTGATCCTGCCTTTGTCAAACAATCTGCGAGCGCAGTCTGAATGATCTGGATAATAACAATGGCCTTTGAGAATTACAAACGGGTGGCTACCATCATACTTCTTGAAACATTTGTCGAAGTTCTGCCACGTAACCCAGCCCGCGTTGAACCCGCCAGCATATTCTACAAGTTCCCGTGCAAGGTGGTATTGAAGGGTCGATCCACCGCGGCGCATCCCTGCTGCAAACACCCAAACTGTATTCATTCGTCAGTATCCCTGAGTTTATAAACCCGGATTTGGTCAGTTTTCATAAGATACTCAATATACCGTTTCACAGACCAATTTCGAGGTTTAGGATATTTATTCTTGTTCATATCCACTACAATAAGATTTGATGGACAGTTAGGATCGACCTTGATCTTTATATCAACCATTACTTTGCACCAACCAGATACCAATGTGTTTTCATTTCAGTTCTACACAGCGTCCAATTATGCAGATTATTCCTAGCCCACTCATAAAGATAGGCATGATTGTCCACATCAAAGAACACATCCTGAAATCGGATGAAATAGTAACGCGCTTTGACATTTGCCAAGAAACTATCCCGAATCTTTGGCGGTGTCTCACTCAGAGATGAAATTGCTATTACTAGGTCTACATCGATCTTAGGCGGCAGTGTATGGAACTGTGCCTCAACTCCAATGTTCGACAGGTAATATTCCTGTAATAGTGAGACTTCGGGCAGATCGTACAAATGATAATCGCCTTTGAACCCCCATTGGCGAGCAACATTGCACATCGCGCCATAACCACCCCCGAATTCCATGATACTGTCCAGCGCACGGATGTCGATACCTGTCAGCAACATAAAATCGTTCAGCATAGAAGCCTGCCATACGTAGTTACCGGAAGTGCGCGGGCATGGCTCGAACGGGGTTGGCGCACCGAACTTAGGGTCATTGATCGTGTTATACCACATGTCCCAATTAGGATCGTCATGCAATCGTTGATAGACTTCACGCGTAATACTAAAATCGCCAACGTACATCGTGCCTTCAACCGTGCTCCACTTGAGAAATTCCTCTGGGTTCTCGTTGTTAGCGTGCCTGCGAATAGATTGGCAGTGTTCGTTCCATCGGTGGGCTGTAGGCGGGGTTGCGGGGAGATTGCGCATCCGGGTGCGGAACTCATCAACGGTTATAGCTTTTTGAACCACTTTTTGATTACCTCCACATCTTCAGCCAGAATACCATTAGTGTCGATCTCATTCTTGCCGTTGCGCAGTGCATTGCAAATCCGCACAGGCCACTGGCGTGTACCCAATACGACATAGCCATTCTCATTCACTTTACCTGTGCCTGTTAGTTCCACTTGCCATGGTGTCCATTCAAGCTGCAACACATCCAGCAACAGCTTCTTATTCCACATTCCAGGCATGAGCGACATCTGGTAAGGTGTATTGGGACGGTTCACAAAGTCAAGGTGTGCATAGTGATCGTGGTCAGGATCATCATGAGGATATTTAGGACCACCAGCATACAATCTATCCAGTGTTAAGTCTACTCGTAGTATGCTTCGATAGTTGCTCATATACTCCAAGATAGCATAGACCGCGTGTACATCCACATGTCGAGTTAGCCAATAATCATCTAACATAATGATTACAAACTGTTCTGAGATGCTGTTAAGGTATTTGATAAGTCCATCTGACCAACGCGCTATAGGCCACTTCTGTCCATCGAGATCAATTGGATGAACTTTGAAATTGTCAGGCAAACGGAAAGGGGGGACTGATTCGCTCACAATATTGACCTTTTCGCCTTGATCCCAGTAACGGTTGAACAGATAAGCAAATGGCTGAAGTGTCCAGTCAGATTTATCACAAGTTGTAACGATGATTGAGCAATTATTCATTTCACTATTCATCAAAAGGTACATGAACACGAGATATACCACCACCGCCATCAGACCAATAGGGAGGCTCATAAATGAACTTATAAGAACTTATTTGATTTTTTGGAATAACAGCGCCAAAATTCTCAAGGTTAAATGTTAAACAGTCAGCCGTATAACTTACACCACAGTCTCTGCAATCCAGTTCTTTATCTATACGATTAGCCGACCCACATTGCTCACAAAACCAGATAACTCTATCTTCTACAGTTTCTTCACCACGAATGATACTCATTTGTTTTACTCCAATTTTCCAAAGTGTTTTCTGTCATATTCCCAATGATCGCCGATCCATCGTGCAATAACCTGCGCTGGATTACCAGCTACCATCACATAAGGCGCAACATTCCTGCCCAATATGACAGTACTAGCGGCGACAACCGCGCCTTCACCAATATGCGTATTATACAAGATCGCGAACGCGCCTACGAACACACCAGCATCGATCCGAGTAGGCATACGCACAATCTTGACAGTAAAATCGCGTCTGTTCACATAAGAATGAGATGCGGTAATGATTTTCACGCCATACCCGAACTGTGCGTTTTCAGCAATACAAAGTTGACCGCGGCAGTCCACATGCATGTCTCGTTCCATAAGATAGTGAGCAGATTTATGAACCGTATCTGGGAGATTGCCAATAATAAGTCCGGTCATTCACACCTCCAGATCGTGCGAAATAAGTCTCTGCTCTTGACATAGGTCTTGCCAAGTGGTTGCACATCTTTGAAACCGTTGTTGAGAAGTAGTTGAGCCATCCCGGTATCTGAAGTTACGTTGGGGAGGCTGTAGGGTTCGGGGGAATATTGGGCTTCAATGAGACAGAGTGAGAAGTATTTAGATAACATCTGCAACATGCCTGAAATATTCTCAAGATATGGCAACACAGAAAAACAAAAAACGATATCAATTCCCTCTGCTCGTGGCGGTGTGCCGCGTCTAACAACTTCATTTAGGTCTTGTTGAGCAATACTTGAAATAAAAGTACCTGTAACAGCCGTACCAATTGAACTATCAGCAATTTTTATGCCATAAGCATCTGCTATTTTTTGAATATTAATATCAATGCCATAAACTCTTTCTGCGCCTGCAACATTAGCGCGCCACAACATCTCACCATGACCGCAACCAAGATCAATGACATTCTTGCCTCGAAAGTCAATCGCCTGTGAGATAATGCGCCACATTGCATCTGCACGGGTGTTGGTGTCAGGTGGGATTTTCATAATCGACTCAGGATAGATTTCCAGAATTCTAATAGTTTAGTTCTAAGTGGAGAATTATAGTATCCAACTAATTCTAATTTGGTCATACTTTCTTCTCTTTTCGCCCATTCATTTTCTCTCTTATATTCCCAGAGTTCATTTGAGCGAAGTGGATGATAAATATATACATATCTCCAATCTTTGTAAATCGGATGACCATCTGGAATATCAAACCTATAATTCTGCCAACGATTGAAACCATCGAATAAATAGTTCATTGCATATACTTTGCGCGGCAGTTGAGCAATCAGATCACTAATATTATCAGTAGTATCATATAAATTAGTCACAATGATTCCTGCAACTTTCCATACGTTCCCAACTGTTTTGCAACTCCCAACACAAGCTTCGTGTCAAAGTGCGAAATGAACCATCTGTTAGTCAATGGAACTCGGTAATACAATCTTTCGGCAATTAGCACATAATGCGCGCCAAAGAACTCGACCACAGGCGCGTCAGGCGGGATCACCATCTGCTGGCTCATACAAAGTCTCCCATTGTTTCATCGCATCCATGCGCGCTTCAAAGAAACCGTGCCCGTGACCTTTCACAACTTTACCAGATTGTTTATGAGTCATATGCACAGTATAAGGCGGCATATCCTGGGGTTGGTTGTAAGTCGTGTACTCAAAATCAGTTGGTTTTGCTTTCATCTTTTACCTCAATGTCTACCACGTTTTTATCGATCTTGATCCACCCGAATTCTGCCATCTGTTCCTCATTCAAAGAGCCAACGATATCTAAATCCTGCTCACGCAGAAGTAAAATGCGCTTATCAGGGTGCATCTCGGTCATCATATTGCCAAACTGCTCCATGTTACGATAGGAATCAGTGCGGATGATAAGAATATCGCCATCGTCAACCTGCACCTTTTTAACTACTTGCAACAGAGCATGAGTTGTCATTTTGTCTTGCATATTGTCAGACATTTAAATATTTCTCCCATTCATCCCTAAATCGAAATGGGATATCAAGATTTATTTGAGAAACTTGTGCAAAGTCATCTCGTTTTGTTTCCTTTAGGAATTTGCGAAACTGGTCAGCTTTAGCGAAAGAATTAAAATAGCCGTAATCTTCCAAAACACCAAATATTCCAGATTTTCCAGAATACACATTATAAACTTTCTTAGCCATGATATCCTTCTAACTATTTTCGTAAAATATTAAACATATTACTCATTCAACAACATCTCCCATGTATTCTCGATCCAGTATCTATCACCTTCTGGTCGTTTCTGAGGTCGTGGGTCAGAACCCCACCGTGATTCAGCCCAATCAATAACAAATGGATGATTGTTCTTCACGATCACGTTTGCAGTGGTCAAGTCGCCATGCTTGATACCGTAGCGTTGCAACGTGTCGAGAAGATCGTATTTGTAGGACATGAACAGGTCGCGGTTAGTAATATGTTCGGACTGCCCTAAATCTTGTATCTGGATTGTATACTTATCCCAACGCAATGCTTGAGGAACAAAACCTGTACGCCGGAGAGTATCGAGGCAGTACCATTCATTCTCAGTCAGATAGGGAATAGAACGCTTGAAGATAATACCATCGCCATCTGCGTATGCGCCACGAAATACAACGCTGATCCCGTTATCGTTCAGAATTTGAGACGGTTGTGGGATAGGTTTGAGGTTATCGCCATCAAATTCTACTGCCAGTTGCAACCAGCGTGGAACATTATTAATCACCTACTAACTCCACATCTTCCGTCTCAGGCGCAACTGTTACAGGAATCACACCAATATCAGACTCAGGTACAACCAGCATCGCCTCCAACGGCTCAAGCACAGACACAGGAATATCCATCTTGAGATGAATTGTAGGAGCACCCTCTGGAGTTAATGGACGCGTCTGAGTTACTTTAGAAATCTTTGCCCCAACAACTTGCCCGCGCCTTACAACAGGTTCTAACGTCAGATAACAACTAGTTTGAACAACTTTGTTCATTACAACCGTCCTTTCAACACTTTCTGTTCGAGTTCAGTCAAGTCCCAAGCCGCAAGGACTACGAACAAACTTCCAGACAACCGCTTAAGCAATATCGGATCAGGACGCGGCACATATTCCCATACAGGCTCAAAGAGAATATGATAATTTTGGATTGAAAACCTGGGACGGATCGCGTTAGGAATAACAGGTGCAACCGCACGCAGATAATTTGCCCATCGAGTATGCGTAAAAGTAGGATACACAACTTTTTGAGGGAATATCCCATCCGGCAGCACAATTCGGGTGCTGTAATTTCTACTGTAGAAACCAGTAGTAATAGAAAAAACACCGCCGCCATCAGTGCGCTGTTGAAAGTATACAAATTCCGCATCAGCCCGGCTAATAGCTAGTTTAGGGAAGCCCTTCTCGTCCTGACCTGCATTTTTCATCACATCATCAAGATCAATGATTTTCTTTCCTTTTGCCAACGCGCGATAGCCACGCTTGAGAACTTTTTCCTCATCAGTAGCATTCTTCATGAGCACATTTCTAAACTCGTCATACTTCGCTTGTGCTTCCTCGGTGGGCATTTCAATTGATGGAATATTCATTTAAGCATCCTTTCTGCTATTTTCCAATCTTCTACTTTCACATCCTGTGGGTTCACAGATTTCAACGTGCGCCTAAATATCCCGTTGCCGGACTTCGCCAGATTGACCGCCTCGGACATCGGACGGCGCATACGAATAAGAGATAGGGCGATGTGAGTAAGACTGTGTTCGGGATATTGAAATTGTAACTGTTCTAAGTCGGCGCGGGTGGTCATTTATTCAGTTCCCTCATACGTTCTGGATAAAACTCAATTACACCTTCAACTTCTGCCCATAGAGAAATTATACTAACCATATCATGACGCATAGCAGTATACTCTTTACCCCAAATACGTCTTGTACGACAATTCATCATTCTTAATACAACTACACCTTCTCTATAATCTCTAGGGTCTGCAACCAAACCGCCATGCAACTCTAAAGTACAGGTCGGAAAGAAGTATAAAAAGTCTATATCGTCAACTGCAGTAGCTTGCAATAACATCCGATCAAGGCCATTATGTAACTTCATAAAACGGAATACATGCAAGGCAGGACGTAATACCTTTTCGCGACTATTAATACTCCATAAACGAAATTCAGAATTATTTACTTTCAATTCAATTCAGCAAAGAACGGTGTCGGGTCAATGATCTGTTTCGCTGCCCATTCAGCCTTATATTTATTCTGCATCGGAGTGTCCGGCACTTCCCCATTGACCTGTTTCAACATAAAGTGAAGATGTGTGCCGGTGGAGTTTCCGGTGCTGTCAGCGAAACCTAATAGCTGACCTTTTATAACCGGATCGCCCACTTTCAACGGGGTCGGCTTTTTGAAGTGGGCATAAATAGATTTATAGGTAATACCGTTGATCTTATGCTCAACCCGGATCGAGTTCCCATACGGTTGCTTGGAAGGATCGCCAGCGTAGTTCTCAACGTAATATACAGTTCCATCCCACACGCACTTGATCTTGCTGCCATCAGCCGCTTTCATGTCGATTCCCTCATGACCTGGCAAGCCCCACTTTTTGTAAATGTCGTGGTTAACACCGAATGCCTGTGTCACCACTGAGGGGAGTTCTGTAGGCCAAAGGAATACAGGATACTTTGATGGCGGTGCGGGCGGTGGTGGTGGGTTCTGAGTGAGAAGTTTGTGGGCGCGCTTGGCTTCTTCCTCGCCCATTTTGAAATAGACTGGCTTGCTGCCGATGATTACTACTACTGCGTCTACCATTAGTTTACTCCTGGGAATTCCCTAATCATTAGATCGTCAGGGATTAGTTGAACTTTGTCAATCTGTTTCATAAAGAATGGAACATGAGCCGCTCGACACTGGTCACGGATAGAACGCGCCCAGTCCGGGTTGAAGGGGCGTTTGTTAGGGCCGCTTTCACCACCGACAATGACCCAATCTATCCCTCTTGGCATAGGAGCGGCCACTCCAAAGTCATGACCATAATCAAATCTGCTCTTTCCAAGCGCATCATAATAAGTATTATCATTATGTACACGTTTCAAATCCACCGCTTCTAAGAGAGGCTCAACGCTGAGAAATCTTACCCTTCCAGGAATTCTGAATAAGTACGGAATGCGTTTATCTGCCTGTTCTTGGTTCTCTACCGATGTTCCAACCCAAACATTATCAGGCCACCCTTTAAGTTGCCAAATAAAAGGTGTTATGTCCGCTATGTTTTCTGGCCTTTTAGTTAGTAGTAACCAATCAAGATTAGGCGTATTCTCAATAATACCCCACAGCCTAAACCGTGCCCGGCTTATTTTTTCATCGGTTAGAGGAACGTCATGAATTTCAAACACGTCACACATCGAGCCACAGAATACCCGATACCGCTTTCCTTCTTTCTCAGCTTTGCGGTTCCATTTCAGGGGTTCGTTCCAATGCTTCT